TCCTCGCTGGATTGCGGGATCAGTTTGTTGCGGTCATAGCTCCTGCAATTCAGTTTGTTACCGATCAGCTAACGGCGTTCATTGCTGAGAATGTCGACGCGCAGGGCAGTTTAGAAACCTTTGCACGCGAAACTATCGCAGACTTTATTCTCGGCTTGTCAAACATTACGGCAGGTATTGCTGTTGTAACTGGGGTCATGGGTGATTTTGGCAACAAAATTATTGAACTGCATAATGTGTTGGCGAAATTTGCAAATAAGCATTTAAAAGAATTAGGCGTGAACCTTGAGCATATTGAATTTAGATTCGGTGACACAGCCATTAAGATGGATGAGTACACCAATTTCCTCGTAGCCCTAGCTGACCAGACGCGCAATGCCACAGGCGCACAAAAAGATTTTAATAAGGAGCTAGAGGAAACACCGAATATTTTTCAGCGCATTAGCGATGCCATGCAAATAGCTGTCAATCTAATACCTGAGATTGACCAGCTAATAACTGACTTCACTCGCGGTGCGATGAATTCGTTTACGAATTCTTTTACTGACGCTATAACAGGCGCTAAAAGTTTTGCAGACGCAGTTAAGGATATGGCGCGTAGCATTATAAACTCGCTAATTAAAATGCTTATCCAATACTATATTACGAAGCCGTTATTTGATTTTATTACAGGATCTATCGGTCGCATAGGAAGTGGCGGCGGCGGCGGCGGTTTCGATAACACGGGGGCAATAGGAGGTCTTGCTGTAGGCGGGCCAGCATCGGCAGGCAGGCCATATATGGTAGGCGAGAATGGGCCAGAGCTTTTTGTGCCGTCAGCAGGCGGTCAAGTGGTTCCTAACGGCAGAATGGGCGGGGGTGCTACAGTAAACCAGACAATTAACATTTCTACAGGCGTAGCACAGACAGTACGCGCAGAGGTTCTTAATTTAATGCCGCAAATTGCAGAGAGTGCAAAAGCGGCGGTGGCTGACTCGCGCATGAGAGGCGGCGGCTACAGCAAAGCATTGCTAGGTGCATAATGGCTACATTCCCCACCACAGTCGGTATTCAAAGCATGACCATGCGGTTGCGGTCTGCTACAGCGATGACTGAATCAGTATTCAGCTACGATCAGCAAGTGTTTTCGCATCCCGGTGTTAGGTGGGAAGCAGAAGTAACATTACCGCCAATGACTCGCGCACAGGCTAAAGAATACGAGGGTTTTTTTGCGGGATTGCGCGGAATGAAAGAAACATTCACGATGGGCAATCCGCTTCATAATGTGTCAGTCACAGGCACGGTCACTGGCGCGGCTAACGCAACTCAGATAACAGAAGCATTCTCGGGCACCTTTGCAGTGGGCGATTACTTTAGTGTTAATAACCGTTTGCACGTTATTACGGAAATAGTGAACAGTACGACGATTAAAGTAATGCCACCATTGCGAGATACTGCCAGCACTGCAACAGTGGATTTTACCCTGCCAGTTAGCACATGGCGTCTAGCCTCTAATGAAATAGGTTGGAGCATTAACGAGGCTAGCATTTATGGCTTTAGCTTCGCGTGCATTGAGGCATTGTAATGACTACATCTAGAGGGCTTTCCAGTGATATGCAGGCGATGGCGGTTGCCGCCGATATTCGCCCGTTGATTTTAGTAGAAGCGTTATTCGACTCTAACGCGCCGACTAGCTACCTTTACCTTTGGAATGGCATAGGCAATTTGTCTTATGACAGCAAAACCTATGTAGGCGCTGGCAACCTATTGTCAATTTCTGCAATTTCAGAAAACGTAGAACTAAGAGCTAATGGCATTAATGTACGGCTTAGTGGTATTACTGACCCGCTGTTAGCCAAGGCTAAAACAGAAGATTATCAGGGCCGTGAGCTAACGGTGAAGTTGGGCGGGTTTGACAGTAACGATAATGTAATTTCTAGCCCGACAATTATTTTTTCTGGTTTTATGGACACTATGACAATTAACGAGTCTGGTGAAACGGCGACAATTACAGTGGCGGTAGAAAATCGGCTAATCGAATTTGAAAAAACGCGAGTAAGGCGGTACACGGATAACGATCAGCGCATAGATTATCCTAACGATGATGGTTTAGAGTATGTATCTCAGATTCAAGAAAAAGAAATAGTGTGGGGCAATAAAGACGCTAATCCGATGTCATACGACGGCGGCACTCGCGACGCGCCACCCATACCATCGTTCCTGCCATAAGGAAAAAATATGGATTTCGCTCACGAATCATACGTCAATGTAAAAAACGAAATAAAACCACTGCTTGATGAGCATTGGAAAGAAATCGCATTGCATCAAGACGATATAAAGCTAGAGCCGAATTGGAATGCCTATTCGCGAATGGCAGAGCAAGGGGCGTTGCGAGTATACACAGCGCGAAAAAGCGGCCAGCTTGTGGGCTACTTTGTGGTTTTTGTTTTGCCAAGTATGCACTACATGCGGCATCTGTTCGCCAATAACGATATTTTGTTTTTGAAAAAAGCAGAGCGTAAAGGCACCACTGGTATACGTCTAATAAAGTTTGCGGTAGAGGAATTGAAAAAAGAGGGCGTTACGTTAATAAATGTAAACGTCAAAAAGAAACAGGATTTTGGCCCTGTCATGGAGCATATTGGCTTTGAGCACATCGAAGATGTGTGGCAGTTAAAGGTTAACTAAGTGGCGATTTCTGCAATAGCAGGATTGGCGGCAGGCATTGGCGCCGCCGCCGCTTCGCTTACGTTTTTTGGCGCAACTGGGTTAGCCGCATTTGCAGGCTATTTTGCTCTTGGCGCTGGACTGTCTTTGATCTCTAGGGCGCTAATGCCCAAGCCTGATTTTGGCGCAATGATGACAGGCGTCACTGGCACTGTTAGAGAGCCAACCGCATCAAGAAAAGTGATATACGGAAAAATACGGGCTGGCGGCGCAGTCGTTTTTATTTCTAACTCTAACGCCAACAAAGATCTATATTTAGTTATTTGTTTTGCGTGTCACGAGATAGAAGGCTACGAGGCAGTCTATTTCAACGATCAGAAAGTGTGGGAAAGCGGGAGCTATGTCAGTGACTGGGCAACCTATGCTAATTTTGCGTTTTATGACGGCACACAAACAGCGGTAGACCCAACACTAGACGCCGCAAGTACGTTCTGGGGCGCTACGCACATATTAAACGGCATTGCCTATATGCGCGTTAAATTAACGTGGGATGAGGATAGAAAAAAGTTTCCGCAAGGTGTGCCAAATGTTTCGGCAGTCATTAAGGGCAAGCCGCTATATGACCCGCGTAAAGACAGCACAGCAGGCGGGTCTGGAAGCCACAGAACCAACGACACTACAACGTGGGAATTTTCGCAAAACCCTGCGCTGGCATTGTATGACTACTTTACCAACGGCTATTACGGTCTAGGCGAAGAATATACAAACATGGATTACACGGCATGGACTGCCGCCGCAAATGTGTGCGATGAAAGCATAAGCCTTGATGGTGGCGGCACACACACTAGATACGCGTGTGATGGTGTCATTGATACTGCGAACAATATCAAAGGCAATATTGAGGCATTGTTAGCGTGCATGGGCGGCAGGATTGGATATGTCGATGGCAAGTATTTTGCACAAGCCGCTAAGTTTTACACGCCTACAATTACGATAGACGAATCGCACATGGTTGGCGCACTGAGTGTGCAGACCAAGCAAAGCCGCCGAAGTATGTATAACGCCGTGAAAGGCACGTTTCTGTCTGAGGAAGAAAACTACACGCCGGTAGATTACCCTGCGAAAATTTCATCAAGTTACGCTACTGAGGACGGCGACCCAATTTATTTGGATATGCCGTTACCCTTTGTAACAAACAACATACGCGCACAGCGGCTGGCAAAAATAGCGTTGCTGAAATCACGGCAACAGGTTGTAGTAAACGTGCCGCTTAACTTAGCGGCATTAAAGTTTAAAGCCGGTGACTTTATCAACATCGCTAACAGCCGCATGGGTTGGGTAGATAAGCCGTTTGAGGTCATAGGCTACGACCTACAAATTG